GCATTTGTTAGCCAATGCCACAGACAACGAATTTGCGGCTAACGTAGCGGAGCGCCTTGACACTACTCGCAAGCAAATGGGCAACGTCATGGCTGTTGTGGAAGCACTAAAGGCACAGATTGACGATGAGGCTGCATACGCAGCGGCTGTTGAGCGCGTCACCGCCAAGCGCAAAGCAAAGGAAGCTGAGGGATGAACGTCTATTTTGTCCAAGCCAACGATGACACGTTCATCCGGCACATCCATGATGTTGAGCCTACGCGCTGGGACGAGGATAACTTCTGCCGCGTGGTCAAGCTGACGCCTGAACAGGTTGTGCAGTTCGGGATTCATCAGTTGAAGCTGGTCACGCCGCCCTACTTTGATCCCGCCACCCAAAAGCGCGAGCATGGCCCCGCGTTGCTGATTGACGGCGTGTGGACGCAAAACTATATCGTCACCGATTTGGACGGCGGGGAAGCCGCAGCCAAGGTCGATGAGCAGTGGGCGATTGTCCGTGCGGAACGCAACGCCAAGTTGCTTGCATCAGATTGGACGCAAGTCTTGGACGCGCCTGTTGATGCCGCTGCATGGGCCGAATATCGCCAGGCGTTGCGTGACATCACGGAACAGGCCGATCCGTTTGCGATCATGTGGCCGCCCATCCCAGCCTAATCCAATTGAACGGAAGCGCCGGCTGTAGTATTGTTGCGCCAGACTAGGAGTTCACAATGGCCAGCCCGGTGCATAGCGTTATGGAAACCATGAAGCCGGCTGGCGACATCCTTTCAATTGGCGTTGTGCTGGCCACCTTGGCGTCATGGCTGCCTTCGGTTGCTGCGATCTTCACGATTATCTGGACGGCGATTCGCATTTACGAAACGCAAACGGTGCAACGCCTGCTAGGCAAGGCCACATAATCCGCCAATCGTCGCAGGGTTATCCTGTCGCAGCTAACGGGTGAGACGTGCCGCGCAATCAGCATGAAATCGATCCGGCACAGGATGCTGAGATTTATGCGGCTTATGTAGAGGCTGGCAACAGTGCGCGGGCATTGTCCAGAACGGGCCGCTACGGCAGCAAAACCGGCATCCTGTCAGCGGTGCGGCGACACAAGGCAACGCAGGGCGAAGCCTATGGCACTGGCGGCATTGGGCAAGGTGCGGAACGCGACGGACATAGCCCCTACGTCATCAAAGGCGTTTCAACATACTTTGACGCAGACGGCAATCAGCGCGCCCAATGGGTGAAAACCCGGTTAGATGATGAACAGCGGCAAGAGGCGATCAGGGCAGCGGCTGAGGCGCTAGCCGAAAACATACCGCCAGCGGAACCCGTCACGCCACCGACTGCAACGCTGGCCGATCTGCTTAATCTCTATGTGTTCACCGATTACCATGTCGGAATGTTGGCATGGCACCGCGAGGGCGGGCAGGATTGGGATTTGGCAATTGCAGAACGCCTAATCACAAATGCGTATCGTCATATGATCGACAACGCGCCAGCGGCCAAGGTTGGCATCGTCTGCCAGCTTGGCGACTGGTTCCATTATGATTCATTCAAGCCGTTGACGCCGGCAAGCGGGCATTTGCTGGACGCTGACAGCCGGTTTCCCAAGATGATTGAAGCTGGCGTTCGCATTTTGCGGCGCATCGTCGGCATGGCGCTGGAACGGCACGAACAAGTGATCGTGCTACATGCGGAAGGCAATCACGATGAGGCGTCATCAGTCTGGCTTCGCGTGATGTTCAAGGCGCTGTTCGAGAATGAGCCTCGCGTTAGGGTAGAGGATTCGCCGCTGCCGTTCTATGCCTATCAGCATGGCAACGTCATGCTGGCGTTCCATCATGGCCACAAGGTCAAGATGGACGGCTTGCCAGCGTTGTTTGCATCCCAGTTCCGCGAGATGTGGGGGCAAACAACAATGGCCTATGGCCATAGCGGCCACTACCATCACGAAGTGGTGAAAGAGTTTAGCGGCATCAAATGGATGCAGCACCCAACGCTTGCCGCGCGCGATGCCTATGCGGCGCGTGGCGGATACCATGCGGAACGGGCAGCCTATGCCATCACCTATCACGCCAAATATGGGCAAGTTTCGACGCTAACCGTCAAGCCGGAAATGTTTGAGTGAAAGCCCGCATTCCTTGGGAGGCGCTTAAGCCAGAAGCCTTTGCCGATCATGCCGATGATGTGGCGCTAATCTATGCCCACAAGTTCCGATCTGAAGCTGAAGCTGAATTGACTTGGATGGCCGGCGTTATGGCACGGCATGGAAACCCACCGGAAACCATGATACAAGCGGTGCTTGTGAGGGCGTTGCGCCTGGCGGCTTTGGAGTTGGAAGTGGCGTCATGGTTGACCCCCTCTGGCACTGGGCCATCAATTACGGACGACTGACCGATGTGGACGTGGGATCAAAGCGCCGGAACATTGTCACGCGATGGCGTTGTTATCTCGCGCGGCTATTCCGGCAAAGGCGCGGGCAAAAATAACCCGGCAATGGAAGCTGTGCGTGGCACTGGCCCGTTGCCGCGCGGGCGCTATCGGATCGGCGCGCCTCGCACGTCTGTCCGCACTGGCCCATTCGCAATGGACTTGTTTCCGGTCGATGCCACGCCTAGCGACACGCTCCACGATGCCACCGGGCGCAGTGCCTTCCAGATTCACGGCGATAGCGTCAAAGCGCCCGGCACCGCTTCCAGCGGTTGCATCATCCTGCCGCGCGCCGTGCGGGAACGCATTTGGAACTCTGGTGATCATGTCATTGAGGTGGTGCAATGATCGAATGGCTGAAATCCCGCTTACATGAGCGCAGCACCTGGGCCGGCATTGTCGCCATTGCGCTGGCGGTGGCCTTGCTGGTCGTGCCGCTGCATGTCGAGGGTGAGGCGGCTGCCATGCTGTCGGAAAATATCAAGTGGCTGATCGGCGCGCTGTTTGCGTCTGGCCTTGGCGGCATCATCTGGCATCGGAAGGTCTGACGTGTTCGTGCCAGCTTGGGCCTTGCGTGTCGCGCCTTATGTCGGCGGCTTGCTGCTTGCTGTGGCAGCCTATGCGTGGGCCTATAGCAACGGGCGCGAAGCGGAACGGGCAAAGTGGCAGAAGCGTGAAGCCGCCGCTGTAGAGGCCGCACAGGCCAAAGAGCGGGCATTGCAGGCGCAAGTTGACGCTGCCGGCGTGGCGCTGTCAGAAATGAGCGCGGCCATCGCCAGCAAGACCGATCACGCGGTCAATCTCACAAGGACATATTATGTGGAAAATCCCGCTTCTAATGTCGCTTGCCTTGATGCTTCCCGCTTGCGGCACATCTCGGAAAGTGACACCGCCGCTACGGCTGCCAGCGCCGCCAAGTGAGGCATTGCAGCCCTGCACCATTCCCGCCATTGTGGCTGGTGATGCGGCTGGCGTTGAAACGGCGTTGATCGAACGCGGTGCAGAGATTGCCCGCTGTGAGGCGAAGCGGGCGGCGCTTGTGCAGGGCTGGCCGAAGTGAGGTGATGACATGGCGAAAGACCCAAGACTAAAGGCGGTGGGCGTGGAAGGCTATAACAAGCCAAAGCGCACACCGACCCATCCGACGAAAAGCCATGTCGTTGTCGCCAAGGAAGGCGACGAAATAAAGACGATCCGCTTCGGCCAGCAAGGCGTGAAGGGATCGCCGCCGCGCGAAGGTGAAAGCAAAGCCGACAAGGCAAGGCGTGCTGCCTTCAAAGCCCGCCACGCTGAAAATATCGCCAAGGGCAAAATGTCCGGCGCTTATTGGTCAAACAAGGTGAAATGGTGATGCCACTGAAAATGGGATATAGCGCCAAGAGCGTAAGCGCCAACATCAAGGCGGAAATGAAAGCCGGCAAGCCGCAGAATCAGGCTGTTGCCATTGCCCTGTCGGTTGCGCGCAAGGCTAAGGCCAAAGCCAAGAAAAAGGGCTAACTGGCGTCCATTGGTGTTGGCGTCATCAAGTTAGCGTTCGCCCGTTCCCGGCCATTGGCGCGGGCAGCCTCATAGATAGCGCGGCGATGCCGGCGCAACGCCTCACTAAAGCGGTAGACGCTGCCCCAGCCAAAATGATGCGCCAATTCGGTTAGCGTCTTATCACCGATGTCACGATCAGCGGCGGGCAGCGTGGGCAT